GATGGCTTCTCTTAATATTCAAAGTTTAGGGACAAAAATAGATGATATGAAAAGTCTACTTACTGATAGTTTTACTACCGAACAAAACGCAATAATAGCAAAGGCAAAAGATGAATTATCAGATTTTAATGGTGTAATAGAAACAATTATGAACACTATGGCGGGATATGCGGGCGATACGACGGACAATCTTAGGACCACACCACAATCATTTGGACAAGATATGGGTACGGCAAATGACTTTATATCAAGACCCAATATGCCCCTTCAAAAATTTAATGAAAATGATATCGTTATTGCGGGCACTAACTTAATTGGTGATATTATGGGTGGAGGTTCACCATCCCCCATGTCGGGAGATATTAATTTAAATGTGGGAGGTAAAATTGACCTATCGGTAGATGGAAGAAATTTACCACAAAACATAACGTCAGAACAACTAGCTAATGAAATTGTAAATAATCCGGAATTCACAAGTAAATTAATGAATATATTTACAGACGCTAATAATACATATAGGTCTTAAAAATGAATAATTAATCTATTTATATAAAAATGGATTTGTATGTCAAGTGAATTAACATTTAGTGCAACTGAAAACTTTAGGAAAAGACTTTTAGTAAGAAACTTAGAGCCATACGCCGAAGGGTATAAAGGTAACGATTCGCCTGGAAGCGCTGAGTTCGCACTTAATGATGTGGCCGTACTTGATGCAATAAGGATTGAAGACTCACAGATTACCGACCAGGCACAAAAGAGGGCGTTTATACAAAATCAATACGGACCTGAAGGGGGATTTAACGATTTAATTAATATAAGAGATATAAGAAATAAAATTGAACAAAGAGAAACTTACTATACCTTTGTTGCTTCCACTTATAGTTCCCTTACCCTCCTTACAAGTTTTGACCCAATGGGGTCTAACGGAAGACTTAATCAAGACTCTACTTTAGCTCAGATAGCGGGTAAGTCACTAAAGACTCAGTTTGAATATAGAATCGCTGAAGAAACTTACCAACAAACATTAGGTAGGGTAAATATTTTAGACGCATTAGGAGACCCTTTTGACGCGTTAGCAATTGCAACAGGAAATGAACAACTAATTGAAAGTGATTGGAAAATTTCAGTACCTAATAATGTTATAGGTAAAGGTCTTGATTTTTTAAGTAGGGTGTCCGGAATATATTCACCATATTCGTGGATACCTGGAAGTTATTTTAATGAGGTTCAACCACAATCAAGTATTAATCAGGCATCAGATGGAAGAGGTGAGTTTAGTGATAGAGGAACCCTACTACCACAAGGTAATAAAAGAGCCTCCGAAACATTTTTAACTAGTACTGGTAGAGGACAAACAAAGAGATTGTTTAAAAATATTTCATTAAATGTATTTGCTCCTGACTATACTGAAAACTCTCGAAGTTTTGGGTTAAGAGCCCCCGCAGGAAATTACTACGTAGGGAGTAAAGAGCAAGAGTTAACTGATATAGTTGCCCCTGCAGGCGAGTTACCCATAGACCAATTTGGTAATAAGGTAAGAACCGCAGTAAGGGGGTACGGTGAAATCGCCCAATTATATGAAACTAGAGACGCACCAAACGTTTTTAAATTTGGATTAAATGGAAGTAGATTTTTAAGGTTTAGAACCAATACCAATAGTAGTTATGATGCCCCTAGACTACAAGGGGGATTTACATGGACAAGTACCGACAGTAATGAAGCTGCTGGTAGATTTGTAAGTGAGGGTGGTGGATTACAGTCTATGGACACTAATTTTGAACAAGCGGTTAAATCTAGTTGGGATGGTACTGTTTCCACACAATATACCTTTACGAGAGGCTCTATATTAGACGACACACAAAGGTTAGTTGACGCAGCAGACCAATTAAATGGGGATGCTAGATTACAACACGTTGGTAATGCGATTAATCAAGTTTCTAAAGTTTTTAATGACGGAACTAGAGAAATGACTAAAGGGTCAAGGGTTTATAAGTATGAGGACCAAACAACAGGTGAAATAAAAGGAATGGAGTATTGTAGAGTCTTCACTAAAGATATACCGTATTTTAGTAACGATGAGATACAAAAGAGTGAAGGTATAACGACACAAAACCGAAGATTCTCCTACTCAATACTCGACAACACCTATAACTTAAATATCGCACCATGGAGAGATAACGAGTCCACAAATATCCAAGATAATAAAGTAAAAAAGTATATGTTCTCAATTGAGAACTTAGCGTGGAGGACATCTAGTCGACCTGGATTTACATATCAAGATTTACCTCACTGTGAGCGAGGACCAAACAACGGTAGAATTATGTGGTTTCCACCTTATGATATGAAAGTGAATGAACAAAACTCTGCAAGTTGGACATCAAACGAATTTTTAGGTAGACCAGAACCAATATTTACATATAATAACACTACAAGAAACGGTTCATTAAGTTGGAAAATTGTAGTAGACCACCCATCAATTCTAAATGCAATTGTGGATAAAGAATTAGCTGGTGAAAACGCACAAAAGGTTAATGATATTGTTGATTCATTTTTTGCGGGTTGTAGAAAATACGATATATATGAGTTAGCTTCTAGATTTCCTCAGTTCACGTATAAAGATATTTACGATATTGTTACAGAAACTGAAAATATTACCGACTACGAATATTATAGTAACGAAATACAGAGCACTCAAATAACGACAACAGACCCGGTAATTGAAGAATATACTCCCGTTATATCAGAAACGGACTATCAGTTTGAATTTTATTTCGATAATGACATACCTGGACCACAAAACGCCAACTCAGTAACGACGAGTGAAAATTATTCAAATAGTTTACAAGAGTATATTAATCAAAAACCCCTCTATTTAATTTCTGCGGATGAAGACCAAAAAACACCTGTAAGTAATTTTTTCGATAGTTTTATAGTTGGTACCTCAGGTAGAACACAGGAGTTGGCCGGTAAAATAAAAGAGGCTATTGATAAAGGAGCTACGGTTAATATACAACTTCAGGGTTCGGCGTCATCGCCGAATAGTAATAATTATAATTTATCTCTATCAAAGAGAAGGGTCGATGCGATAAAAAAATATATATTAAGTTTTTCTGACTTAAATAGACATACTGATAAATTAAATATTTCTGAAGTGTCTTCAGGTGAGAATGTTACTGTTACTCCTGGCGCGGGTTCGGGTCAAGAAATTAATTGTAGCGAGGGACTTACAGGGAATAATCAAATTTATTCTATAAGTGCTATGGGATGTAGAGCGGTTAGGTTTTCTACGACAATACAAGAGGTCCCACCAGAACCAAATCCTGAAGATTTAGAACCAATAATTGAGGAAACCATTATTACAAGTACTGTAACAGGAAAAACCGAGGTACAAAGGACAGTGGAAAGTAATGCGGTAAGACAAAAACAAAATGTGGCTAAAATAATAGTGAAAAAACTTTTAACTGAGTGCGATTACTTTAATATGATGAAAGAAGATTCACCACAAGTATATGAGGGAATAAAAGAAAAAATTAAATACTTCCAACCGGCATTTCACTCGATGACACCTGAAGGTTTAAATTCTAGACTTACTTTCTTACAGCAATGTCTAAGACCAGGAGATACTATACCCGTTATTGGTGAAGACGGAAAACCTAGTAAGGGGGATATAAAAAATACCTCATTTGGAGCTCCACCGATTTGTGTATTACGTATAGGTGATTTCTACCATACGAAGATTGCTATAAATCAAATGAGTATAAATTACGAACCATTAACTTTTGATTTAAATCCTGAAGGGATTGGGGTTCAACCTATGATAGCTGACGTAAACATGTCTTTTTATTTTATAGGTGGGCAAGGACTAAAAGAGCCAGTTTCTCGATTACAAAACGCATTGTCGTTTAACTATTTCGGTAATACTGAAGTTTATGATGAACGTTCTGTACCGACAGAAGACACTACAAATATTGATAGAGTTGCTATTGAAAGTGTAGAGGCCGCTGGAGGTTTTACTGTTGAAGATGGTAAAATCGAAAGACCGGAAGAGGCAGGTGATACTATAGGTGAGATTACAAATACGACATTTGGAGATAATACCGAATTAATTGGGGACATACAGTATAAAGGAATTATAAACGACTTTGTTGATAAATCCCAAGGATATACCCAAACGGTGATTAACAGTCTAGAAACTATTAGTCAGGAACAATCGTCGATAGGTTTATATTATTACACTAACGATAGACAGTATATTAATGGAAATATTACGGGAAATCTGGATAATAATAATGTATTAGGTATGGAGTTATTCGGTAAGCCTATTAAAATTGAAAACAAAACTCAAGAATTATATACATTACTATTAAGTGATGTTGATAACAACACCAATCCATTCTTAAGTTCAATATCGTCACAAAACTTCAAGAATAGTGATATAAAAAAGTTTAGAAAATTACTCAAACAATTTATAAACGTAACTAATCCATTTTTTCCTGCTACTATTAATGGTACCATGTTTGACCTATTGGAAAGTCAGACAGACTTAGTAAGGGTTATAGATAAGTTAAATTTAGTGTTAACCGACACTGATGGTTATAGAAATAAGTCAGGACAAATAAACATTCTTAGTTTAACCGCGACTACAGATGTTGATGTTTCTTCTTCACAATCAAACACAGGATTGGAATTGTTAGCTGACATTCAAACGGTTGGGTTAGACCTACAAGACTTCTACAACACTATTTTTCAAAGTAATGGATTAATACCACCTAAAGATAATTTATATAAAGGGTTTTTAAGTGGTACTTTTGATACTGAATCACAAACTAGATTCTGTACAATAGCCTACCCTTATATTATTAATGACCCTGAAGACTTTATAAATAGAATACTTGGTGAGGAGCTTTCTCTAAAGTCGGATTGGGTGAATTACGCCAATACGATAGTTTACGGACAACCCGAAATACCAAACAACCTCACATCAATTTTAGGTAGTGAAGGTATGAACGAACCAATACTTCCAGCTCAACCAGGATTACTAGACATATATAAAGAACTCCAACAGAATACGACATCTGAATTTAAGTCATTTACTAATAATCCTCCCGTACAAACCTTTACATTATATCAACCTTTTAATCCTAACAAAGTTAGGGAGTTTACATACGTACAAGAAACTCAAGATAGTATAGTGGGTCCAACCCAAAAACCACAGTTTTTTGATGAAACTTATACAGGTACTAACGGAGGGGCTGTTGATAAATATAATTTAAAATATACATTTAACTAATGAGGTATTACGATAGATATCAAGAATTCTTATTAAATGGTAAGCAGACGGTTGTACCATACGTCACTATACCTCCTAAGCCGACAGATAAAAAGTTTATTTATAAAGTCGGACAAAGTAGATTAGACAAACTTAGTCAAGAATTTTATGATACCCCATATTTTGGATGGTTAATTTTAATGTCTAACCCACAATACGGAGGGTTAGAAAATAATATTAGTGATGGTGCGGTTTTAATTATACCTTACCCCTTAGTGAATACATTGCAAGATTATAAAAAAGCATTAGACACACACTTCTTCTACTATGGCAGGTAATAAATTCTTTAATAACCAAGACGTTTATGTGGAGACTGATTATGATAATATAATAATAGTCGACCCTAATAAAGTCGTTGATAGTGATGGTAAAGTATCCGAAAGGTTAGTTAATCATGAGGAATTGGTAATGTATGCTAGTTTAGAGGCTAAAGTGTTACCCAGAAGTAAATTAGTCTTAGGTAGTAATTTTGATGATACCATTCAAAATATTAGGGTAGGTGCGATAAATAGGGGTGGTACGGTTAATTTTATGAAGCCCCAAGTACAAGACACTGGTGATGGAGAGACTCAGGATAGTTATCTTGACACTTCTTGGACAGATAATTTAACTTTAGGTCAGACAAGAAGAGGTGATGTAGACTCACAACTATTAGGTATTAGTAATATCAGTGTCAAAATGAATGCATCCTTCAAGTCGTTCGTTACTATAGAAATGGAAGATGTGCAGGGTAGAGTTCTATTTGAACAAGGAGAGAACTCACCATATAGTGCGTTTTTTCAATATCCATACCCACTTTTCACTTTAGTATTAAAAGGTTATTACGGAAAGGCTATGAGATATGAGTTAATGTTAATAGATTTTAACGCTAGATTTGACCCTCAGTCCGGAAATTATAAAATAACTATAAACCTAATAACTAGAACGCACGCTCTATTGGCGGATATCCCAACCGAATGTTTATTCGCACTACCCCATATGTACCCAAGGACCGTGACAATAGGGCCAAACAAAACGTCAACCCAAACTGGAGAGGGTACACAAGAAGTTAAGCAGATTAAAACGACTAAGGGTTACGACATGATAAAAAGTGTATACTCGTCATATAAAGCTAAAGGGTTGATAGATGAGAATTTTCCTGAATTAACATTAAATCAGATGTTAATGAAAATGCAGAATTTTGAAAATTATGTAATGCAGGCTTATGGTAAGGAAGATATGTCGGCACTCAATGACATAGAAACGTATCTAAACACAATTAACGAATATAGAAATGACATATTTGGGAACTATACTGACAATTGGGAAACAAAAAATATAGATAAAAACTTAAAATTAATAACTAATATACCTAACGACCCTATACTTTATTCATATAAAAAAGTTTTCTCAGCTCCTAAGGAAATATTAAACAATAAAGCTAATTCGATTTCTGAATTAGATGGTATAATTAAAAAATATAATAAACTTTTAAATGATAATACAACCTTTGGGACGAACGGACAAGCAACTATAGGTAAAGAAAAAATAGAAACTGCGTTATTTTGTGATGTAAAGATTTCGGACTTTATACAGGACAAACCTGAAATAGAGTACGTTGATATGCGAGCGACCTATGAGGTTAGAAATAACGGAACAGTCCCAAATGAAGTTGAATTATCCGATTTTAAAATTAATGTAATTGGAAAAGAATTGGCGTTTCCTAATTACGAGGCTAACGCGGAAACTTTAGAGATTGAAGAAAGTACGTTATTAAATACGTACTTTATTTTTGGAGATACATTAAATAGCGTCAATCTTAAAAATAATACTTTTTTAGGTAAGTTAAAAAACTTAGAAGATAAATTCAAAAATAAGAGACAGATTATTGAAGAAAAATTATCTATCGCTTTGGCTGAAAAAATTGCTTCACCTGACGTTGGTTTAGGATTTAGACCCACAATACGAAATGTTGTTGCGGTTATATCTGCCTCTGCCGATGCGTTTTTAAGACTCATGGACGAAGTACACGATAAATCGTGGGAACAAAGAGAGAACCCTATAAGGGTTGGGGCGGTTATGTCTCCTGAAAAGTCTGAAGGAATTGAAACTACCCAAGTAAACGCACTATTGACAGGTTTGGCAAGTATGGGCTCAAGTTCAGATATACCTAAACCCGTTGTTTACCCATGGCCACAGTATTTTGTGGCTTCAGTGGACGAATCGGGTAATGAAATATATGAAGATAAATATCCTGGAGACCCCTCTGAGAGCGGTAAAATTCAAGGGTGGCTAACTGAGGTTTGGCCTGAAATACAATTTGTGGAAGAATTTATAAAAGGTTCTACAGAAAAAGAAGAAAGCAATTTAGATTACGACTATCCCAACACCTATAAAGAAAATCCATATATTAGTTGTAACGCAATAGAGTTTCCGTTTGAAAACCAACCATACCGTAATTTAAGTGTTATACCTTTCTTATATGAGTTATATGAGAGAACTTTTGTAAACTCTAACTACACTAAATTATTTCGGGAGGGGGGTTATAAAGATGAATTATACGCAGTATGTGCAGATTTCGAAAATATAAATCTAAAAGAATCTGTAACAAAATCACCTGAGTTAATAGAATTACTTAAGAACTTTTCATTTAGTTATGAAAACTTATTAAAGTATATGAAAAGTATTTCCAATAATGGACAGGGTGAATTTTGGAATCTTTTTGTGAGAGGTAATTATACTACACCATATTTAAAGTCATTAATTGATAGAGATTTTGGTGTATACAAAATGTCATATTTGGACGGAAACTCGGTAAGTGTAGAAGCCTCTACTCAGAGCTCAGAAAAACTCACAAACTACATCAAGTCAAATCAATCCGACGAACTTACATTTAGCGATGGATATCCATTTAATAACTTATCATGGTTACAAAAAAACATATCACAAGGTAGTTCCATAAGCTCAATACGACTAAGCAATGATACATCTAAGATGTTCTCATTTGATGAGAATAAAAAAACACTCGCGTCGTTTTCAAATGATGATGAGAGGTATGACAAAAAGATGTATAGTTACTTTGAGTGGACTATGAATAAATCTACAAACCCAAATCAGGAAGTAAGTACCCTAGAAAGTAGTGTAAATTCTTCAGGGGATAATTCATTTAATACTAATGCTCAGGTTATTAATTATTATAATAATAGAACTAAAGAGAAATTTGTTTTAACTGAATCAGTTTTAGATTATGGTGATGAATACGACACTACTAAAAATTTCATAACTAATTCACAGACAACTTCATTATTAAACACGCCTTACTTTATTAATTCTATATTGAAGGGTGTTGAAAACGAAAAGAATAGTAATAAGGACCCTTATGTTGCTTTAGGTTACTTATACTTAAACTCATTACCGTTATCAACACTAAAGGAAAAATTTAAAAGTTATAACACTAATGTAACTACGGACTTAAATTATATTTTTGCGACTTTAAATAAGTTTGCCGCCATACATAAGATACCTTACTATTGGATATTAAAGTATGGGTCTATATGGTACAGATACAAAAAATATAAAAAAAATGGTGTAGATATTTTAGACGATATTTGGAAAGACTTCGACTATAAAGAGGCTTATGACCCCATATCAAGTAACACCTCTAAGAGTTATACTTTTAATGGGTACGATAATGAGTCGGTAACTATAAAACAATTAGAAGAAACTGAAGATACGGTTATTATTGATTTAGGTAGTGAGTTTTTACCGCCACAAGAACTGTTTGAAACTAAAACATTTGAATTTTCGAGTGTACAAAACGGATTCTACCCGAAGGTTATGAACGACATCTACTACTATTTCACTAAAAAAGATGTTTTTACTGGGTACACCTCAAATGAGATAGTTAATGCCCAAACCAATAAAAATTTAAAAATAGGTAATTCAGTAAAAGGAAGTTTTAATCAGAATACGAATAGTGGTGATACCTTAAGTGAGTATAAAATGACTACTTGGTCACAATACTTTACTATAAAAGGAAATTATGATTTTAGAGAAAATCAAGAAGATAAATTACTAATTGTACCTTCATTCGGGGATGTAAAATTTAACCAATCAAAGTTCGAATGTTTTAATCAAATTGGAGGTCATAAACAAAATTTAATAACTAACCCATCCATTTATAATGGAGGTGTTAGGTCACTATGGTCTGCTCCGAACTACGGGTATTTCTCCAATGAAATGGTGGATAAGCCGACACCTAGTCAATATATTAAACATATAAATCCTGATGACAGAAATGCTCAATCATTTAATTTAGGTAACGATACTACGGTTTCGTACTCATCTATTGATGATATATTCGGAGTGTTTACTGAGGAAATGTTAGATAATTTTGAGACGTACTTTTTAAATTTCTGTCAAGTGGACAATAAATTTAATATCGACTTAGTAAATAGAGGAGGTGATACATTCACAGAATTTTTAAATAGTGATGTAATAAAAAATCAATATAATGGAGATGAAATACCTGATACTGAGTTAAATAGGTTGAAGTCTTTATATGAGAATCAAGGAAGCGCATATAACGGAATAGAATTAAGTGAATATGATTTAAACCTACCTAGAGTGATGAAAGAGTTATTTATGGTAGATTCTCCGACATTAACTGATAACATTGACCAAGATTTAAAAAGTATTAGTGATGCCCAAAGCTCAAGGTTTGTAAATTTCCATATTAGTGAGGCTTTAAATAGAGACGTAGTGTTAAAAATCGGTAATCCTGAAAAATATGATAATAAAGTTTATGGTTCTATTACAACAGTAACAAATCAAAAAATTGAATCACCCTATGACTTTGGAAACTACATTAACAACTCCCTACCAACCCAAGGGGGAGCTGTAACACTAGGAGAAAGTATTGGTCTATACCCTGAAGCTTGGTCAGCAATGACAATAAATGTTGGGGAATTTAATGAGGATGGATTTAAATATAGTGATAACGGTTCCTATCTTACTGACTTTTTTGTTGATATGGATTATGAGTTTACGGAAGATAATGTTAAAAAATTATCATCTCTAATTAAAATATATGCAGCTAAAAAAGGTCAAGATATTACTTACAATAAGTCGAACTTTATACAAGATTTAAACAAAAATCTTACAGAAAAAGAAGAGTTTCAAGAAAATGTTTTAAACAATATCTTCATTAAATTAAATCGAGACTTACCTTCAGTGGCAATAACTGACGACCCAACTAGGATATCTAAGATAGATGGAAACGTAATTAAATTAGATTTATGGAAATCATTTCAAACGTTAAACGATAAATGGATTTCGGGTCAAGACTTTAAAGAAAGAACAATTTTTGAGGACTTTTTATTTTTAGATAGGGCTAATAGACCGATAGGTAATAAAATAGATATAAATATAAAACAATTAGAGGGGCGATTTAGAAATCGAAACCCAAGACAAAATATATACGGATTATTTGGTTTTATATATGGTGATAATAATTTTACCTTTATGCCCACCCCCGCCTATACTAACTTTTATGGTAGAGATGAGAGAGTTAAAAATGGGTTGCCCGTTCCACAGGATATACCTAATGATTTGTTCGGTACATTTATGGAGGTGGACACGAGAGATAGTAGACCTAGAGTTTTAGGTGTGTATCAAGGACAACCTTCTACAAAGTTAGGTATGGGTCAAAATACAAATATACGGGTTGGAGATGATTCATTCGATATAACAAACCCATCGGATTGTCCACTAAGAGAGAACCAACAGAATAAAACCGATTATTCGGACAGTAATAGATGTGTAGGGTTCCAAGTGGATTTCGGTAAAAGAAACCAAGGGGTTTTTAATTCAGTATCGATAGATATGGCCCAACATAAAAATACCGCAGCATCGTACCAAGTGTTAGAAGAGTTAGGGTCACAAACTTCAGGTCAAAAAGTTGCGCAACAGACACAATCGTATTACGATATTTACAGGTCCGCTAGTTATACCTGTCAGGTGCAGTCTTTAGGTAATGTTATGATTCAACCTACCATGTATTTTAATTTAACTAATGTTCCTATGTTTTATGGACCATATCTTATTATGGATGTGAGTCATAATATTTCCTCAAGAGGATTTAGTACGTCCTTCCAAGGAACTAGAGTTCCTAAATTCTCCCTATCAACACCAAGTCAACTAGTTGCTAGTATTAATAGAAAAATATTAGATAGTTATAAGCAGAGGTTAAGACAAATAGAGAGTAACACTCCATCAGGACAAACAAATAACTCAATAGCTCTTGAAGATATAAAGAAAATTACTCAGGGTCCTGAGGATAAATGTCAAGAAATGACTAAATACCCAAATAAAGACTTTGTTAATATGTTACAGACGAACATAAAGGCACAAGACGTGATTGATTATCTTAATAGTGTAACATTTAATAGTGATAATATTAAATTATTTATATATGGTGTCGCAACTCAAAATAAGGCTGTTAGACAAAATGTATATAATAATAATTTAACCAACTTATTTACTAACCGAGAAATAAAACCAGATAATAGAACAACCCTATTCAATTCACAAGCGTGTTTATCGGGAAATGAACAAGTCTTTCCGATTGCATCTTTTAATACTATAGAGGACTCATTAAACTTTATGAAAGAAACATATAACCCTTTTAGCGCGTGGTTAGATAGTATGGATACTATATTGCAACAAACACAAGTAAATGATGCGACACCTAAAACGTTAACGTACTTTTATATGTCTCAAATATATGAGATTGATAAAATAGAAGGAACTCCACAACAGGTAATATCTATTGTCGATAACAAAATGACAAACAATGATGTATATACGGATGAGTTTAATCAGTGGTTAGATATATTCACTTCAGCTTTAAATAGAGGTGATATTTGAATATTTCGTTTAACCAATATATTTATATAAAAAACAACTATGAATATAAAAAATTTATTAGATACCTATCTAAACAAAGATGCTAGATTAACTGAACGCGATAACGGTAATGGTTATAAAGAAGTTTGCGATTTAGATACTGGCGATTGTTATACGGTAAGAATGAAAGACGGTCTAATAGAAAGAGTTGATAATACTATGAAGGTTAATAGAACTCTTAGAGTTGAGACATCTACAGGTATGAAAACATTACTAAACGGATAAATATTATTAAGATGTCGATAGATAAAAATATATTAGAAGAAATAAAGAGATATAGAAGTATCACTGACTATGTTTTAGAACAAGAAGAGTTAGAGTTACCTCCATTACCTGATGAAGGTGGTGAAGAAGATATAACGTCTGATGAGGGAGGTGTAGATGAAGTACCGGAACCTATTGATGTAAGCTCTGACCCTGAGGTGGAAGTTGTTGGTGATGAAGGAGAAGAAGTTTCCGATGAAGGAGGAACTGAGGAGTTAGACATTACCGATTTAGTCACCACTCAAAAAGATATATCACAAAAACAAGATGATTATATGGAAGCTATGTTTGGTAAGTTAGACGATTTAACTAGTAAATTAGGAGAAATGGATACTATACTAGATAAGATTAATAGTTTGGAAAGTAAAGTAGAAAAATATCGACAAAAAACGCCTGAGGAGAAGTTACAACTAAGAAGTTTAGATAGTTATCCATATAATCAAAAACTAAGTGAGTTTTTTACTGATAAGCAGGATGAATTAGAAAAGACCGGTAAACATGAATATGTTTTAACTGATGATGAAGTTGAAAACTATTCAGAAAATGACATCAAACAATCATTTGACAAACCATTTGAGGATGAGGGATTTTAATTAAAATAACCTTATTATATGTAATAAAAAAAGAGACTAAAAAGTCTCTTTTTTTGTGTTAAGTAATTTGACTTACCAAGTTTCTTAGTTATATTTGTATAGATTAACAGATAATAATTTTAAGAATAAAAGAAAAAACTATGGCAAACGCACTTGACGCAGTACTAGCACAGTACGACAAAAACGTAACATCTCGCGGTAATGGAGATGGAATGACACAAGAAGAGAGGTTGAAAAAATACTTCACGACTTACCTACCTAAAGGGACTAAATCGGGACAATCTAGAGTCAGAATCCTACCAACACCTGATGGCTCATCACCTTTTAAAGAGGTGTGGTTCCATGAAGTACAAGTAGATGGTCGATGGGTTAAACTATACGACCCAGGTAAGAATGATGGGGAACGTTCTCCATTGACTGAGGTTTATGAAGAGTTGATGTCTACAGGTAAAGAGGCGGATAAGAAATTGGCGATGCAATATCGACCACGTAAGTTTTATATCGTCAAACTTATTGACCGAAACAACGAGGAGGATGGTATTAAATTTTGGAGGTTTAAAGACAACTATAAGCAAGAAGGAATTCTCGACAAAATCATCCCAATTTGGAGAGCAAAGGGTGATGTAACTGACGCAAATGAAGGGAGAGACCTTATCATTGAACTTGTAAAGTCAAAAACTAATTCAGGGATTGAGTATACAGTTGTTCAAACAATCATGTACGATGACCCTATGGTGTTGTCTGAAGATAAGGGTACGATGAAAGATTGGATGGAAGATGAGATGACATGGTCTGACGTGTATGCTCAAAGACCTGTCGAATACTTGGAAGCGGTTGCTCGTGGGGAAACTCCTGTATGGGACTCAGAACTTAAGAAGTTTGTTTATGGTGATAACACTACTGAGACTATTGGAGGTGAGAATAAAACAACTACAACAGAGGAAAAAGACCCGCAGTCGACTACTGAAGTCGATAGTGACCTTCCTTTCTAACGACCAAAACTACTGATGGTGGGGGATAATACCTCCACCATCATTTTATTTAAAAAAAATGGCTATTAAAAAGAAAGACTTTAAAGATATAAAGAAGAGATTTTCTTCTTCAGCAAAATTTAAACCACAGAGGTTTCACGACTTAGGTAAAGAATTTTTAGATGCGGTCGGGGTACCAGGTCCTGCTATCGGACATATTAATATGATGTTAGGTCACTCTGACACGGGAAAGACTACCGCGTTAGTTAAAGCGGCAGTTGACGCTCAGAAAAAAGGTGTACTACCAGTTTTTATTATTACAGAACAAAAGTGGTCTTTTGAACACGCAAAACTTATGGGGTTTGATTGTGAAGAAGTGGTTGATGAAGAAACTGGAGAACTTGATTGGGACGGATTCTTTATATTTAATAATGATTTTGAGTATATTGAGCAAATAACTTTATTTATAAATGAGTTATTGGACTCCCAAGAAAAGGGGGAGTTAGATTATGATTTATTATTTTTATGGGACTCAGTTGGTTCGGTACCTTGTAAGATGACCTATGAAGGTAAAGGAGGTAAACAACATAACGCGGCGGTACTTGCCGATAAAATCGGGATGGGAATAAACCAACGTATCTCAGGGTCTCGTAGGTCAGATTCAAAACATGAAAATACCCTACTTATTGTTAATCAACCTTGGGTCGAACTTCCTGACAACCCTTTTAGTCAACCAAAAATTAAAGCGAAAGGAGGTGAAGCGATTTGGTTAAACTCATCACTTGTATTTTTGTTTGGTAATCAAAAAGGTGCGGGTACAAGTAAAATAACGGCGGTTAAAGATAAGAGAAAAGTAAAATTTGCAACTCGTACAAGAGTTTCAGTACTTAAAAACCATATTAATGGATTAGGATATGAGGACGGAAGAATCCTCGTAACCGCTCATGGGTTCTTAGCGGGTAAAGATGCGGCTGAGGAAAAAAAGTCTATTGAAGGATACAAATCCGAACAATCGGAATATTGGAAAGAAGTCATCGGAACAGGTGGTGACTTTAATCTTGAAGAAGATGGTGGAACCTTCGATATAAATGCGTTGTGACCAAAACTTTATTAGTTGACGGGAATAACCTATTTAAAATTGGTTATCATGGGGTCCGCGAATATTATCATAAAGGTAACCATATAGGTGGTATATACCATTTTGTGAATACCTTACGTAGGTTTATTGACGAATACAACTATGATAAGGTTATTGTTTTTTGGGATGGGGAAGATAATTCTATACAGAGAAAAAAGATTTTTCCAGAATATAAAGAAAATAGAAGATATAATAGACTGAATGATATTCAGAAACAATCTTATAGTTGGCAACTAAAGAGAGTTAAAGAGTATTTGGAAGAGATGTTTATTCGACAAATTAATGTTGATGGTAATGAGGCGGATGATATGATAGCACAATACTGTCAAATTTCGGAAGATGAACACAAAACAATATTTTCGGCGGACAAAGACCTAACACAACTAATATGTGAAAAAGTCCAAGTCTACTCTCCGTCACAAAAACAAATGATTAAGAATGGGGATAAGGTTAAGTTAAGTAGTATTGAGATACCTCACCAAAACATAAGCACATTTAAAATTATATCGGGAGATAAGTCAGATAATATTGATGGTATTTATTATTTTGGGGAAAAAACATTTGTAAAGTTATTTCCTGAAATTGTTGATTCTATAGTATCTGTTGACGATATTTTAACTAAAGGTGAACAATTACATGAAAACGATAAAGACAATAAGGCGTTACAAAACCTTCTTTCAGGTAAAACAAAAAGAGGGGTATACGGTGAAGAATTTTATTTAATTAATAGGAAGTTGGTAGATTTATCTATACCTTTGCTAACTGAAGAGGCAATAGAAATAGTCAAACTTTATTATGAAGAAGATATAGACCCTGAAGGTCGAGGTTATCAAAATCTAATGAGAATGATGATGGACGATGGAATATTTAAGTATTTACCAAAAACAGACAATGCGTGGGTCTATTTCTTGACCCCTTTTATGAAACTAACAAGAAAAGAAAAACGAAGGTTTAAAAAAACAAAAAATTAATTTTAAAAATTAAAAAAAATGATTAAGGAAAAAAGTGATATGACTAAAATGGAGTTTCTTCTAACTCTTAATGATAACATTATCGTACAAAGATATTATAATGTTAAGGGTTATAATAAAGACGCTAAGAATAGTGTCGAGTTATACGATGCGGTTGATGAAATTCGTAATCAGATTCATCAAGACCTGAAGATGAAGACAATTACATATATGTTAGATAATCAGTTTCAGATTATGACAGACCAAAACATTATGGAGACTTCTATGACTGAAGATGAAGAAAGATTCAACGTGTACATTAAACTTAATGATGATGTAATCTATCATATGATATGGGATGGAAAAATTTATCCACCTAAAGTGAGGTATACTGTCGATGTTCGTCCACACTTAAAGTCTGTTTTGAAGTCTCTAACTGAGGTTTTTTCTACTGACAAATTGACACACGAATTTAACGGATATAATCTAATTTGATTATACTTATTAAGACACGTAATTTAAAAGATGATAAGAATGTCAAATGAAAAAAATTTTGGTTATCTTGGGAATACCTTCCAGATACAACTACTTAATAATATCGTACTTTACAAGGATTTTGCGGCTTCTATAGTTGACGTTATTGAACCAAAATACTTCGACAATCAATATTTTAAATTGGTGATGCAGATTATTAAGGAGTATTATATAAAGTATGAGCATACACCCTCTTACAATACGTTAGAACAACTTGTTAAATCTGAAGTATCCTCACCTATGGCTCAAAAAATGGTGTTGGATATGGTAGAACAAGTCAAAGAAGCACCCGATGGAGGTGAGAGCTTTGTACAAGAGAAATCTTTAAAATTCTGTAAACAACAAGAACTACAAAAGGTTATGGTTAAGGCTCAAAAAATCATCGATAAGGGTGATTTTGAGAGTTACGACCACCTTGAGGAAATGGTCAGAGAGGCTCTACAGGTGGGGGAAATTGATGCGGGAACTGCAGACGTTTTTGCTAATCTTGACGATGTATTAGAAGAAGATTTTAGACATCCAATCCCTATGGGTATTGACGGAATAGACAATCTTTTAAAAGGTGGTATGGCTAAGGGTGAATTAGGTGTTATATTGGCACCTACTGGGGTTGGTAAATCTACACTACTTACAAAAATTTCTAACCATGCATTTAACTTAGGATATAACGTACTTCAAATATTTTTTGAAGATAATCCCAAAATTATTCAAAGGAAGCACATTACACTTTGGACTGAAATTGCTCCTGATTTACTTTCTTTACATAAAGATAAAGTCATGAAAAAAGTTCAGGATATTAAAGAAAATGCACCAAACAAGTTAATATTAAAAAAATTACCTTCTGATACGTTAACTATGAGTCAGATTAAAAATCAAATTCGTAAAATGATAGCGGAGGGTAATAAACTTGATATGGTAGTTTTGGATTATATTGATTGTGTTGTTCCTGATAAAAATTTAGGTGATGAATGGAAAAGTGAGGGTTCGGTTATGAGAGGATTTGAGGCTATGTGTCACGAGTTAGACTTGGTTGGGTGGACAGCAACACAAGGTAATAGAAGTTCAATCTCTTCTGAAGTAGTGACCACAGACCAAATGGGAGGTTCAATTAAAAAGGCTCAGGTTGGTCACGTTATTATATCCGTAGCTAAATCTTTACAACAAAAAGAAATGAACTTGGCAACTATTGCAATAACGAAATCCCGTATCGGTAAAGACGGTATTGTATTTGAAAACTGTAAGTTCGATAATGAGATGTTGGTTATAGATACCGAACAAAGTGTTACTTTCTTAGGTTTAGAGGAACAGAAAGTAGAGAAGAATAAAGTAAGAATTAAGGAGCTCCTTGACAGAAGGCAGCAAAAGGAGACGAAATAATAAACCCTTTTTAAAGTAGTGTAAATATGGAAAGTTTGATTGATAAGATTGAAAGAGATAATCGTTATGTAGTTAAGAGAAGTGGGGCTAAGGTCACATTTAAACTTGAAAAAATGGAGAATGCCATTTTAAAAGCAATGAAGAGTATTGAAAAAGTGGACGAGGAGATGGCTGAGAAAATTGCAAGGTTATCCACAAAGGCTCTTTTTAGAAATAATAAAGATAGGGTTCCTCATGTCGATGAAATCCACGATATGGTGGAGAATAAATTAATGGATAACGGTCTAAATGATGTAGCTAAAGAATATATTATTTACCGTTCTAAAAGTAGACCAAACATCTTCTCAAAGAGAACCAACCTAAAACCCTATGAATACCCTAATTTAAACGAGTATGTTGACGCTATTAGACATTCTTATTGGGTACATACTGAATTTAACTTTACTTCCGATATACAGGACTATAAGGTCCATTTAAATGAGGAAGAAAAATCCGCAGTAGAGAGAGCTATGTTAGCAATTTCACAAATTGAAATCGCGGTTAAATCTTTTTGGGGTGACATATATAAGAGAATGCCAAAACCTGAAATAGGTAATGTTGGAGCGACCTTCGCGGAATCAGAAGTTAGACACGCGGATGCATATTCACACCTAGTTCAACTGCTGGGATTAAACGGTGAATTTGAAAACTTACTTGAAGTTCCCGCGATTAGGAGAAGGATTAAATATTTAGAAAAATCTATAACAAACTCTAAAGCGGTAGAAAACAAAGAGTATTTTGAGTCTATTGTGTTGTTTTCTATGTTTATTGAGAACGTATCATTATTTTCTCAGTTTTTGGTTATTATGTCGTTTAATAAACATAAAAACAAATTAAAGGGAATAAGTAATGCCGTAGAAGCTACCTCTAAAGAGGAAAATATACACGCGGAATTCGGATTTGAGTTGGTCAATTTAATAAAAAGTGAAAACCCTGATTGGTGGACTGAAGAGTTGGTTGAAGACCTTATAATCTCTACTCAGGAGGCGTATGAGGCGGAAGAAGAAGTGGTAAATTGGATTTTTGAGAAAGGAGATTTAGATTTCCTAACTAAAAAACAAACATTGGAGTTTATTAAGAACAGATTTAACGTATCTTTAAATTCAATAGGTATTGATAGTATCTTTGAAGTTAACGATACTATATTAGAGACAACAGAATGGTTTGACGATGAGATTTTAACTACAAAACATACGGACTTTTTTAATAAGAGAAGTATTAATTATAGTAAAAAGTCTAAATCAATTACATCAAACGATTTATTTTAAAAAGATATTATTAAAAATGAAAAATAGAGAAAATTTCGACTGGATAAATGAGGAGTCCATTACTTTTCTTCGTAGAGGATACCTTAGTGAGGGAGAAGAGCCTTTAGATAGAATTAAAACTATCGCGGAACACGCTGAAAAGATTTTAGGTATTGATGGTTTTGCTGAAAAGTTTTACGACTATATGGGTAGAGGGTGGTATTCATTATCTTCTCCAGTATGGGCTAATTTTGGTAAAAAAAGAGGTTTACCTGTAAGTTGTTTTGGTTCTAATATTGGAGACAATATTGAATCAATTCTTTACACACAAGCTGAGGTTGGTGAAATGAGTAAGATGGGAGGGGGAACATCAGGATACTTTGGAAACCTTAGAGGTAGAGGTGCTGAAATTACAGATAATGGACATGCTCCAGGTGCGGTACACTTCATGAACTTATTCCAAAGTGTTGTGGATAATATATCCCAAGGTTCAACAAGAAGAGGTAGGTTTTCACCGTATCTACCTGTTGAGCATCCAGATATTATGGAGTTTTTAGAGATTGGGACAGAAGGGTTCCCAATCCAAGATTTAACACATGCCGTTACCGTAAGTGATGAATTCATGAAGGAGATGGTTGAGGGTGATAGTGAAAAAAGGGATATTTGGGCAAAAATAATTCAGAGAAGAGGTGAAATTGGTTACCCTTATATTATGTTCTCTGACACGATGAATAATAATGCTCCTGAAGTATATAGAGATAATAACGCAAAGATTTATAATTCTAATTTATGTTCTGAAATTGCGCTTCATAACTCTGAAGAGGAGTCTTTTGTGTGTGTACTTTCATCTATGAATTTACTTCATTATGATGAGTGGAAAGATACCGACGCAGTTGAAACCATGACCTTTTTCTTGGACGCAATTGTTAGTGAATTTTTAACTAAGATTGAAAATATTAGAGATGAAGGAACTATAGAGGGTAGACGAGCATTTTTTTATTTAGAAAAGGCTTATAATTTTGCTAAAAGACAAAGAGCGTTAGGTTTAGGTGTTTTAGGGTGGCACTCCCTACTACAATCAAAAAATTTACCTTTCGATTCTAAAGATTCCTCAAAATTAAATATTGAAGTTTTTAAGTTAATAAAAGATAAGTCTTATAAGGCATCATCAGAGCTCGCTGAGATGTTTGGAGAGCCAGAATATCTGAAAGGTTACGGAAGGAGAAATGTTACTCTAAACGCTATCGCTCCCACTACATCATCAGCATTTATATTAGGTCAAGTTTCACAGTCAATAGAGCCTATATGGTCTAACTGTTATGTTAAAGATGTTGCTAAATTAAAAGTAACGATTAAAAATCCAATACTAAAGAAGTTATTAAGTGACTTAGGTAAAGACACTAAAGAAGTTTGGGATAGTATTAAGAAAAAGGATGGTTCCGCACAGCACTTAGATTTTTTAAGTGATGAACAAAAAGATGTGTTCAGAACATTTGCTGAGGTAAACCAATCGTCTATTATTAACCAAGCGGGGATAAGACAAGATTATATTGACCAATCACAATCTTTAAATTTAATGGTATCTCCTGATATGCCGACAAAAGATGTGAATAAGTTATTAATTGATGCATGGAAACTAGGGGTCAAAACTCTATATTACCAACACTCGATGAACTCAGCTCAGGCATTTGCAAGAAAAAAACTTAAACTTAACGATTTACAATGTGTTGCTTGTGAAGGATAAAAAGAAAACCTGTCTAAATAGACGGGTTTTTTTTATAAAAATATTATCTTGAATATTTATTGTTATGGCGATAAATAAAACATATGGTGTAAAATTTCCATTTACTGAAAGTGTTAATGGAAATTATCTGACTCTTACTAAAAGTGCTGAACAAGAGATAAGAACAGACTTACTTCATTTAATATTAACTAGAAAAGGTAGTAGATATTACCTACCTGATTTTGGGACTAGAATATATGAATTTATTTTTGAACCTATGGACGGGCCAACATTTGACGCTATAAAGGCAGACATACAAACATCAGTTGATAAGTATATTCCAAACTTACAGATTAATAATGTTTCAATAACACCTTATACTGATGAAGATAAAGTTAGTGTCGAAGAGTTAAACACAGAAGACCAGAGTTCTGAATACGAGATGTTCGATATATTTAGAACTGCCGGTGAAGGTGTAAATGAATATACTGCTAAAGTAAAGATAGACTATTCCATTAAAGACACTACATTTGAAAGTAGAGATTTCATAATAATTAATATTTAAATTATATGGCTAATCGTAAAATATCATATACAGAAAGAGATTTTGAGGGACTAAGGCAGGACCTTATAAACTTTACACGTCAATATTATCCAGAATTAATTGATAATTTTAACGACGCTTCGGTATTCTCGGTGTTTTTAGATTTAAATGCTGCGATAGGAGATAACCTAAACTATCATATTGATAGAAGTATACAAGAGACCGTTCTACAATATGCTCAACAAAAATCTTCAATATATAACATCGCAAGGACATATGGTTTAAAAATACCCGGTAACCGACCTTCAATCGCATTGTTAGATGTTTCGATAACCGTACCCGCATTTGGGGACCAAGAGGATAGTAGATACTTAGGTGTTATAAGAAGTGGTTCTCAGTTTATAGGTGCTGGACAGATTTTTGAAAACCAAGACAATATAGATTTTAGTACTCAATATAATAATAGCGGTTTCCCAAATAGAACTAAGATACCAAATTTTGATAGTAATAATAGAATCGTAAATTATACTATAACAAAAAGAGAAGTTGTAGTAAACGGAGCTACCAAAATATTCAAAAAAACTATTAACAATAACGATGTAAAACCATTCTATGAATTTTTCTTACCTGAAAAAAATGTTATTAGTATTACCACACTAATACAAAAAGATGGTACATCATACTCAAGCCCGCCGACATACGGAGAATTTATAACCTCACCTGATAAGTGGTATGAGGTAGACGCGTTAGCTGAAAATACTATATTCATAGAGGACCAAACAAAGGCTTCAGATAAACCTGGAATAAAAGTTGGTAGATATATTGAAACGGAAAATAGATTTATATCTGAATATACTCCTGAAGGTTATTGTAAATTAACATTTGGCTCTGCAACTGTTACCGCGGATGACCAATTAGCTCAATTTGCGAGGACAGGAATTCCCTTGAGATTAGAAAACTATCAGAATAATATATCATTAGGAAAAACAGTTAAGGCGAATACTACACTATTTGTAAAATATAGAATAGGTGGTGGGGTCGGGTCTAATGTAGGTGTTAACGTTATTACTCAAATTGGTGTAAGTAATTTTGCTGTCACGGGACCGTCACCAAATATTAATCAGAATGTAATACAAAGTCTAAGATGTAATAACATAACGGCAGCAATTGGAGGAGGTAATTTACCAACAACCGAAGAGGTACGTAATATGGTAACATATAACTTTGCCGCTCAGAAAAGAGCGGTAACTGTAAACGATTACAATTCTTTAATACGAACTATGCCGAGTAAATTTGGAGCACCTGCAAAGGCGGCTATAACTGAAGAAGATAATAAGATAAATATTCAAATACTATCTTACGATAATAGTGGGAATTTAACTAGTAATGTTTCTAACACATTAAAACAAAATATCGCTAACTACTTATCGAATTATAGAATGATAAATGATTATATTTCGGTTAAGAGCGCTCAAGTTGTCGACTTAGAGTTTGACTTCTCGATTGCCATGGAATCATCAGAAAATCAAGGACAAGTAATTACTAATGTCGTTGACAGTGTTAACTCTTATATGTCACCAGCAACTAACCTACTCGGTAAAAATGTTAATGTATCGGATATCAGAAGAATAATTCAAGATATACCTGGAGTTAGTACATTGGCCGAAATTAAAATATTTAACAAAACTGGAGGACAATACTCTTCATCTGAAACCTCGCAAAGGTACGTGGATAATAATACAAAACAGATTGAATTAATCGACGACACTATATTTGCTCAACCTAATCAGATATATCAAGTTAGATTTCCTGATAAAGATATTAAAGTCAGAATTAAGCTTTTGAAGAACGTAGACTTCTCTTAATTGAGTTTCATATACTTTTATTTAAATAGTTCTAAAATTACTATGAATAACTATTTATCTTAAAAGTAATTTTATGCCAAAGTCATATAGATTTAGAACCGAAATAGGTACCGATAGAGAAGTCAGACTCAACATAGAGCAAGACTTCGACTTCTTAGAGATACTATCATTAAAATTACGACAAGAAGATTTATACGAAAGATTTTGTGCAGACTATGGTATTGTAACAGGTAGAGTAGTTGCGAATGGGGGGTTCGGAGTACCAAACGCAACGGTTTCTGTATTTGTTCCTTTAGATAATGTCGATGAAAATGACACTATAATATCTACACTTTACCCGTATAAAAATTTAAAAGATAAAAATGAAGATGGGTATAGGTATAATTTATTACCATATAAGAGAGAATATGGAGGACATACACCCACAGGTACATTTCCAGATAGAGAAGATGTTTTAACAAGAAAAGAAGTACTACAGGTTTATGAAAAATACTACAAGTACACAGTAAAAACAAACAGTTCAGGAGACTTTATGATAGTCGGTGTACCATTGGGTCAACAAAAGTTAGTTATGGACTTAGACCTATCTAATATAGGTCAATTCTCATTACGACCCTCTGACTTAATAAGGATGGGTATGGGAGTTCCGTCACAGTTTAATGGACAACAATTTAAAGCTTCACAAGATTTAAATAGTTTACCGCAAATAGTAAATATCGTGAAAGAAGTGGATGTCACTCCATTTTGGGGCGAAAATGATTTATGTGATGTTGGGATTACTAGAAGTGATTTTGATTTAAGAGATTTAGGTATTGAAATACAACCACAAGCCATTTTTATGGGTTCCCTATTTAGTACTACGGATGACGATTATTTAAGAGCGAATTGTAAACCTAAAAATGATACAGGTAAATTATGTGATTTATCTACAGGTCCGGGTCAAATAGTCTGTATAAGACAGACAATAAATGTCGATTACTCAGGTAACCCTATACTAGAAGAATATATTCTTGAAGAAGGTGGTAATGTAATTGACGATAACGGTACGTGGTTAATTGACTTACCGATGAATTTAGATTATGTAACTACTAATGAATTCGGTGAACAAATTCTATCGATAGACCCATCTATCGGAATTCCTACTAAATCTAAAAGTAGATTTAAAATAAAATGGCAAAATGAATCAGGATTA